ATAGGTATCATTCAAAACTCAGACGAGTTGATTACTACGATTTATGACTATGCGGCTCTGCGCACTCTAGCACAGAAGACACAGTTCTTAGAACTTGCTGAACAATGGTGGTGGGAAAGCAACAGGCTGGTGCCTATTAATGTGTTTTTAAAGCAGGATTGGGCGGAATTTAGGGTCTGTTTGAAAACATTCAACAGCAAAGATGTAGAAATTAAGCATGGTCCTTACATCAGTCTTAAAGAAATAGCACAGAAACGCAGTAAACGTCGTAGTATTACACTTGTTCGCAAAGTAGGTTAAGATTTACTACAACTAATTGACTGTAAGCAATCGCATGTGCGGCCTTAAATGCGTATTCACCATCAACCTTATCCCAAACAGTTTTAGCAATCTCTTTCCAAGTCTTGCCTATTAGATGTCTCTTTGCGGGTCTGATAACAGCTAAGAACATGGCCAAGCGTGTAATACTGTCCACAGGCTCTGGCATTTTAAGCAAGGTATCATAATGATTATTGATATGGATTAACTGCGCACATATCTCTGGATCATATAACTTAGTCCAATCAGGTGCCTGCATTAATTTAATTAAATGTTCTTCACTCTTGACCTGTTTGTAGACATGTACGTTAAGCAAGTCTAGTTTCATATAGCCACGTTCCTCTGCGGCCTGATAGTCCAAACTAGCTGATCCTGAGAATGGATCTACAGGTATATCTGTAGCATAGACACCTGTGTTATGACGAGTTAACTTGCCATCACGGATGATACTGGCTGGCGTGACATCTAACAATCTCAATACCTGTTCACGATCAGCAAGGTCTATGTCAATATCACTTTTAAATTTCATAATTTTTCAATGACCCAATTGGTATTGTCAACTGGTGGTGCTGGTGGATTTTTAATCTCTTGTTCAATTCTATCTAACTGTTCACGTATCTGTATCATGTCATGATTGATCAATGTCAAGTCTGTACGTAACGCCACGATATCTGCTTTGAGATCATCAAACAATACCTTTAGTTCATCAGCGATCATAGTTTCGCCTCCCGTAATATACTCTTTATCCATTCAGTGTCTGCCACATAGTCTTGGAATTTCCTTTGCCAATATTCTGGATCTATCCAAGGAAGAACGATAGCAATTTGATCATCGTTGAGAGTATCCAAGAAGTCAACCCCACTATCACAATTATACACGATCCAAGGACTAACCCTACCATTAGCGATATGATGGCATACACGATTAGGATTACCAAACCTAAAATAATCACTAAATCCATTTTTAAATTCTCCCAGTTCATCTGCGTAGTCTTGCATCTCCTTTAGTGCTCGTTCTAGTGCGTCTTGGACTGCTTCCTTACGCATATACTGTTTTAAATATTCTAAGTATACCCGTTCATGACACCAATGATCAAGTTTTTTATTTTCTTTGATGACCCAATCAATGAATGCTCGGGGATTGACAGCACGTATCGCAACCATATGGCGACCAAACTTGACAAAGGCCTTGTAGTAAGGACTAGCGACAAAGTCACTGTATGACTTCATCTTAGCTGACCCCTGTGTCATTTCATAGAAACGTAGGTATGCCTGGAGTCCAAACTGCACGCCAGTTTCTCGTTCTTCTTGCCAGCGTCGCTTTTGCTCACAGAGATGCACCGCAAGACTTGACTCTTTGCGGAATTCTTTTTCGCAATACTTACACTTATAGGTCGGACTTGATTGATTTGTCATCATATCCGAGCTCTCGTGCCAAGTCTGTAAGATCTCGTTTATCATTGATAGCGGCTAATACCTGTATTTCGTCGTCTTTTAAATGTGGGAAATGTTTAGTTAAAAACTTAACTGCTTTGCTGTTGCTTTCTTTCTTTTTACCTTTGAGCCAGAAATGATATTGATTACCCATCTGTGGACTCACTGTGGTGCAGGCTAACCATTGTAGTTTGGTATGTTTGTTGATTTCAAAAAAGTGTTTGTTCACACGTTCATTGGTAGCCATGAGATAATAGGCCTGCAAATCTGCACTGCCGCCAACATTGGCCCCATATTTCAGCATTAGGTATGTGCTGAATTGTTTCTTTTGCTCATCAGTGAACTTGTCATAGTAAGCACGATCCTTGCGATCATATGCAGCCATTTCATTACCAATGTATAAGGGATCTGGATTACTCATTTACGCCTAACATAATTGATCAATTGAGCTATGCTCTGTTGCATGTCTCTATACTTGTGTTTCATTGATTCTATTTCCTCAGCCTGTTTACGAACTAATTCAGTCAGTTCACCAAATGCCTGCTGTGTTTCACGCAATTTTTTATCTTGGCTCAGCAAGTTTGGACGTGGTGGCGCATTTGGGTCCACGGGTCTTTTCTTTTTCTGCTTAAATTGTAATGGATTAAATGCCATCTTCTGATTCCTTAGAGAGCTTATATATAATTATACATTGTTCTACCGCTGATTGTAAAGCAGTATTTTGATTGCGTTTTTCGTATATATCCGCCCACATGCGCTTTTCTATCTGTTCTTTGGCTAGCCAGCTTTGCCCGATCATAAACTTTTCGCTGTCTGGTGCACCTGCTTCACGAGCATAGACAGTCAGTCCACCGTCTGGACTTTCATAGATATAAGTTGCTCCTGGTTTATATAGTCCCATCTACCAATGCCTAATTACCCCTGCTATGATAAACAGGTTAGTAACGATATAAAATAGCACGATCATCGTGCGTATAAAAGCGATACGATCAGCTTCTTGATCTGTACGTCCTTCTTTTTGTCCTAGGGCCTTAGCCCAGATGCGCCATGCGTGATTCTTTACCATATCTTGCCGTAATCCACCACCTCGCTTTGGCGACTAATATCTTTTACAAAATAAGCACACAATGGATGCTCACCATTGGTGATAGGTACTGCCAACATCTGTCCTGGACGTAGTTTTGGAAAATACCATTTGACGTCTTGATAGATGTCTACGATCTCAATGGGTTCAAACACTGGTTTAAAACTGTCTAAAGGGTTAAACGTAAACACATTAAATCCACGATCGTTGATTGACGTCAATGGTATGACTTCTAAATCACCAAAGTCTGGTTCGCCAATCAACACCTGCCAATCCACAGGCATCTTGACTAGGTTACCACCAATGTTTAAGACCAGGGCTGGGCTATTAAAACTTTCCAGGAAGATCAGTGGAATAAAGAAGTAATCAGGATTCTTTGGATCACTATTATCTAATATAGCAAAACGTAGATCCTCGACTTCATCAGGTATCTCATTCATCTCATATGCGGTGTTTTCTAGGGTTAGTATGTAAATTTTTTAGTACTCCTTTAATATTATTTAGATTGCCAATCTGCTTTTTCTACTAAAAATGGATATGAAGCATCTTTATAAAATTGTTTTCTCTTAGTTAAATGCCTTTTAGCAAATTTACATGTTGAGGTAATATCGTATATTTCTACATGGTCTTTGTCTTCCGCTTTACGTATGCCACGCCCAATGGATTGGATGACCCGAACAAAGCTCTTACCAGGCTCCACAAGAACAAGATTGAAAATCCTAGGGATATTGATACCCACAGCAGCAACCCCATAGGTAGCAACAATAACCTTATCGTCCATGCTCGCAACATCGTCATAGTGTTCTTTTCTATCATCTGCTTTAGTGCCTCCTGACACGAATACACTATCTTTAATACGGTCAACTAATGCCTTACCTGGTGCCAATCGATCAACCAACACCAGTGTATTACCTGTCTTACGTATCGTTTCTACTAACTGTGCGATATAATCTAATCGCCCTTCTGTTTCCAGCAAGTATCTCAACTCACTTTGATAATCTCGATATTCTACATGGTCGACTAACTGTAGCACATTTACGTGACAGTTAGCTAGCACACCTTGCTCTTGTAATTCACTGGCACTTAACCGGCCAATGACGTCACCTATTGAGCATTTTAGGCTGACGAATTCATAATCTTCTTTAGGTATAGTTCCAGTTAGGCCCCAGCGTATAGGTATATGTGACATCACTCCCGTCAATAAAGTTTTCAGCGCATCAGCTTTGGCCATATGACAATTTGACACCACTGCTCCGTCGACAATATAGTTGTGGTCATTTTCTATATGTAAATTATATACATTGGCCGGTTTAGATATTTCTGTTCGGTTAATTAGTTTCATATAAC